GAATTAACCATTGGCGGTACATCATTTAAAGGTGTATGGATAGCCATAGTTCTAGGTATTGGTAGTACAATAGGTGGTGGCGTATGGACAGCCTCTAGCCTGTACTCAAGACTGGAAGCAGTAGAAGCTACACAGATACCCGATGTAAGCCCCATACAGCAGAATCTAGCCACTTTAGGCACAAGGCTAGAGACACTACTAAGTCAGCAAGAAAAGCTGTTAGAATTGAATACAGACGTTTCTAAGCTAGCTAATGAGATAGAGGGTATAAAAGGTACAGTAGCAAAGGCTGAAGTTATTACAAAAGATATTGGTGACGTAGGTAAGAAGTTAAAGACATTGACCAAAGAGGTAGAGGATTTGTGGCAGGGTATGGACTACCTCTCAAATCCCCTTAAGTGAGGCATTTATGTTAGAGCAACTAATCGGACCTGTTACAGGGTTACTTGACAAATTTATAGAGGATAAAGACAAGAAGAATGCCATCGCCTTTGAACTTTCAACAATGGCTGAAAAGCACGCGCAGGAACTTGCGAAAGCGCAACTTGAAGTTAATAAGACAGAAGCGTCACATAAGAGCCTCTTTGTGTCGGGTTGGAGACCTGCTGTTGGTTGGACTTGTTGCATTGGACTTGCGAGTCAGTACATTCTTATCCCGATGGCAAATTTTGCGCTTGCTCTTGCCAATTCTACCATTGAAATCCCTGTTTTAGATATGGCTACAATGATGCCAGTATTGATGGGTATGCTTGGTTTAGGTGCTATGAGAACTGTTGAGAAGACTAAGAAAGTACAGAGGGATAACTAATGTCAGAAATTACTCTTTTACAACGTCCACGTTATCAAGACTATCCTAGAGGTAGACGTGATATGCGTTATCACGAAGACTTGGCAAAATGGAATGCACAAAAAAATAACGAAGATTATGTTTCTTTAGATAAAGTAATAGAGGAACAAGTCGCTGAAGATAAAGAGTTTGTAGAGCTATCAAATTTAAAAGAAAATATTTCTTCTCTTGATGACACTAATACTTATCGCGGAGACGGTACTTCCCCTATAACTATAATTGAAAACTCAGCTTATCCTATTAGTGGCATTTCTTCTAGTCAATTTGTTACAGAACCTCAACCTGTAGGCGCGGGTGGTTATTATGCACAACAACAAAAAGAAGAACAAGCAGTAAAAGAATTTGAACAAGACATTCGAGCTGAAAACATAAGAACTGCGGAATTAACTGATTATGAAAGAACGCAAGAATCTAGTGACGCAGAAAATGTTATTTCTTTAAGAGAGCAAAATGTTTCTGGTTTATATGATGCTTACAAAAGCCCGCATAAAGATTTATTTTCAGACGGATTTAATGCTTCCACTACTCAAGATAAAATAGCTTTTTATTATAAATTATATCAAGAAGGAGAAATTGACGGGGAAGAATACAAAAATGTTTCAGCAAGTCAATTACAGCTAGACAATCCAGAGAATATATATTTTTTTGATGACGGTGATTTATTTTCTATACCTACTAACCCTAATGTATTAGACAAAGGCGTTAGTGGTCAAGTAACTTTATTTCCTACAGATGTAGTAGATTTTAAAAGTTTATCTAAAAACGCTGACGGTAATTTTATAGACACACGTTTAACAGGTTTCGAACCTGAGTCTTTAACAAACGAAGAAAACTTTAATTATGCTATAGGTGCAACAAATATAGGTATAGACCCGCTAGACGATGACTCTGTGTGGGTGAGAGATATAAGACCTTTTGCTACTTTAGTGGGTCGTTCTCTTTTAGCCGCAGTAACTGGAGGACAATCTGAATCATGGTATTCATTATATAAAGTAGCTAATGGAGAAACACTACACGGTAGTGACTATGCTAATTTAATTTTATCAGGTTTAGAAACAACAGGGGCTATACAAGCACCTACGGATACTTCAAGTGGTTTTGGTTTAAACGGTTTAACCTATGACCAAACAACTGGTATAGTAAACGCCTTAGCAGATAAAGACCCCGTTACTGCTTTATTTGAATACACAGGCTATGATACACATTTTATTGAAAGGGGTTTAAACGCTGTTGGTATTGATGCAGATACTTTTAATATAGACCCTGAGGCTTTAACGGAAGGTTTAAGCAAAATTGAAAAAACTGTATTGACAGGAGGAAGCGGTACAGACGAATTTATTGATGAGTTTGGTGGTGATATTGTTAAAGGTGTGGCAGGTTACGCAGGAGATACTTTAGTTTCAGCCGCTGAACTAGCGGGGGATGTTGCAGGGGGTGTATTAGGGGATACAGTAGATTTACTTGATGACACTTTTGATTACATAGGAGATACCGCATTAGTAGGCGCAATAGAAGCGGGCGGTAAGGCACTAGGAGGTGCAATAGAATCAGGAGTTGGTGTAATAAGCGACATTACATCTGAAGGTGAAGACATTGTTAGAGCAGGTGGTCGTGCCGTAGATGAAGCTATAATACAACCTGTATTAGGAGCAGTAGAGCCTGTAGTAGAAACCATAGAAGCAGGTGGTCGTGCTATAGATAAAAACGTAACACAACCTACAATAAAAGCAATAGGAGAAGGTGTTGAAGCGGTAAGTAATGTTACATCTGAAATTGAGGACGTTGTTAGAGCAGGTGGTCGTGTTGTAGATAAAAACGTAATACAACCTACAATAGAAACTATAGAAGGAGGCGCTCAAGCAATAAGTAATGTTACATCTGAAGTTGAAGATTTTGTTAGAGAAGGTGGTCGGGTTGTAGATAAAAACGTAATACGACCTACAATAAAAACTATAGACGAATTAGTAAGAAAAATTCCAGAACCGCCTGAAATAGACATAGACTTACCAGAGTTCCCTGAAATAGATATAGATTTACCAGAGTTAAATGTTGATTTACCAGAGTTTACTGCACCTGATATTGACTTACCTGAAATTGATATAGACTTGCCTGAAGTAGATATAAACTTGCCTGAAGTAGATATAGATTTACCTTCTATTGATTTAGCAGAATCTGAAGAAAAAGAAGAAGAACCAACACAAGTCGAAGGTTTATTCGACAAAGAACTTTTTAAATTTGACACAAAGATTAAGTCTACACAACAAATGCTTAGTCCCTTGATGAACCTAAGAAGGTATGGATAATGACTTACTTACAATTAGTAAACAGTGTACTGCGTAGAATGCGAGAGGAAGAAACATCTTCTGTAGAAAATGCTACAGACTCCTATGTAAAACTTATAGGAGAGTTTGTCAATGATGGTAGACGTATTGTTGAAGATGCGTGGGATTGGTCAGCACTACGTAAAACAGTAACAGTCACAACAACTAACGATGTATTTAGTTACAGCATTACAGGGACTAATAACTCATTTAAGATACTAGATGTTATTAATGATACTTCTAACTACTTTATGCGTCCTATTAGTTCTTCGTTAATGAACAAATCTTATTTGACACAGACTCCTGCAACTGGTTCACCTCTGTACTACTCTTGGAATGGTGTAGATGCTAGTGGTAATGCTTTGGTAGATTTGTACCCTAAGCCTGACAAAGCATATACATTACGCTTTAACATTGTAGATAGAGCAGACCCGTTTACTCTTGATGCTGATAAGCTGTATGTACCTTCACAGCCTGTTATTAACTATGCAATAGCCTTAGCTTCCCGTGAACGTGGAGAGACAGGTGGTACTTCTTCGCAGGAACTATTTGCCCTAGCGGACACTACATTGGCAGATGCAGTAGCCTTTGATGCCTCTAGGTTTCCTTCTGAAACTGTTTGGACATACGAATAATGGCACAACAATTACAGAACATTACAGTACAAGCCCCAGGATTTGCGGGGATTAACAGTCAGGATTCACCTTTGTCTCTTGACCAGTCCTTTGCGGCTACCGCTAGTAACTGTATCATTGACGAATACGGTCGTATAGGCGCACGTAAGGGTTATACAGCGGTTTCTACAAACAACTCTAACTTAGGTACTAGTCGTGGCGTAGAGGCTTTACACGAGTCTTTAGACCGTAGTGGTGACAAGGTAGTATTTTCAGGAGGCAACAATAAAATATTCTCAGGTACTGCCTTAACTGACATAACTCCTGCGGGATATACACCAACAGCAAACAACTGGAAGATTGTAGACTTTAATAACCATACGTATTTCTTCCAAAGAGGACATGAGCCTTTACTATATACAGACGAAAGTGGCTCAGGAGTCTTAGAGGCTATGTCAAGCCACTCTCATTCTACAGGTACTGCACCTCAAGGCAATGAAGTATTAGCCGCATTTGGTAAACTATGGGTAGCTGACGTAACTGGTAATAAACATACTGTATACTGGTCGGATACACTTAATGGTCATGCTTGGACTGGAGGTGCTTCAGGTTCTTTAGATTTAACTCTTGTGTTCCCTGACGGTAATGACGAGATTGTAGCGTTATCAGCCTTTAATAACTTTTTAGTTATATTCTGTAAGCGTTCAATTATTATTTACTCTGGTGCTGAAAGTCCTGCGAATATGACACTACACGACACTGTAGAAGGCGTAGGTTGTATTGCTAGAGATTCCGTACAACACACAGGTACTGACATTATATTCCTGTCTGAAGACGGTGTACGTAGCTTTGGTCGTACTATACAAGAAAAGTCAATGCCTATGCGTGACATTAGTAACAATGTCCGTAATGAATTAACTGCATTGGTTAGAGTGCAGACTAATCCTATTAAGTCTATCTATAGTGCAGATGAAGCATTCTACTTATTGTCTCTACAGGACAGTCAGACTATATACTGCTTTGATATGCGTGGTCCTTTACCTGATGGTGCTAACAGAGTAACTACATGGTCTAGTATTAATCCACGTAGCATGGCTTTACTACAGGACGGTAGTGTTTACTTTGGTAGAGCAGACGGTATATTTAAGTATGAAGGACATAAGGACAACGGTAGTTCTTACCTTATGACTTACTACAGTAATCCACTAAACTTTGGTAACTCTACTAACCTTAAGTTTCTTAAGAAGTTTAACATTACAGTTATCGGTAACGTAGCTTCCAACACTACACTAGCTTGGGGATATGACTACGGTGGTGGGTTCATTAAGAAATCCTTTAACACTGAACTATCGGATACGTCTGTATCTGAGTACGGTACAGCAATGTTTGGTAGGAAGGATGACCTTACAGTAGCAGAACCTGCTTACCAAGAATCTTTTTACACAACAGGCATAGACATACAGCGTCCTTCGGTTAATACAAGCGGTAGTGGTACTGTAGTAACCATAGGCATTGAGTCAACTATTAATGGCGCACCTTATTCAATACAACAAATAGACGTACACGCTCTTCTGGGGAGATTAATTTAATGAGTAATTATACAATAACAACTGACTTCGGAGCAAAAGATAGTCTTCCTTCTAGTAATGACTCTAAGGTAGTCAGAGGCTCTGAGTTTACAACTGAATTTACAAACATACAGACAGCAATAGCGACTAAGGCTGACACAGCAGGTGACACATTTACTGGTGTGGTAAACTTTAGTGCTGACGTAGCTGTTAATACCAACACACTGTTTGTTGATGTGTCTGAGGCTAAAGTAGGTATAGGTACTAGTAGTCCTGACCAGAAGCTACAAGTTGATGGAAATATCAGGCTAGGTGACACAGCCACAGGCGTTGATGATGATGAGGATTACGGCTTAAGAACAGGCGGCTCATTAACGCTTCATGCTAACGATTCTGGAAACAACACTTTTAATACAGCATTAGCTTTTGATGTGGGTAATGCTAGTGGCGCACAAGCGGCAAGTTCTAAAATACAATTTAAAGTCAACAATACAGAACGCATGCGTATTGACTCATCAGGTAACGTAGGTATAGGTACTACTAGTCCACAGTCAGATGGTAATACTGTTAATTTAGAAGTAAGCTCTGCTTATGGCGCAAGAGTGCTTGTAAATAATACCGATACAAGCGGAAGAAAGTATGGTATTTATTCTGATAATTCTGGCAGATTTGGTTTTGCTGATTATACAGCCGATGAAA